GACAGGATTACTCGGCTTAGACGAGGTCTAGCCTAGGCATCCTCATCAATGCTTCACTCGACGGCAGATGCAAGTCCAGGAGATATCCAAGGCTTCACAATCGTTTCTGGTTGGGAACCAGGCCCTCGTGTACACCATTATCCACGCGCAAAGAAGAAGGTGAGTAGGGGATAGTGTCCCCTCGTTCCACATAGCTTGATGGTCTCTTGCCACGCCAAACGAGCACATTGCTCGCAGCCGGAATATCGTCCCATTGGCCCTCCTCTTCTTCTCGCGGGGTTGCTATCCTCATGATCCCGAGGAAAGCGGCCCACGCAGACCTATCCATAGCGACTCCACCGCCGTCATGGACATTCACAACTTGCACCACTCAGTGTAGCACTGACATAGCTGGGACTTACGTCCATCACTGCCCCACGCTAAGACATGCCCGACCTCGGCCGTCCTCACTTGAAGAGGTCACGACCTACGAAGAACTTATCACTTTCTTCGACGTCCACAACATCCACCCATGCTTCGCGCCACTGAGGTAAGAGCGCGTGTCCAAGGACGTAAGACGGAATAGGACAGAGCTGCTTCTGCTCCATAAACCATCTTTCGACAGACACTTGCCACTGAACCCCCAGGCTGAATTTCTGATATATAAGTTCCCGGGCTTGCATAGTGATGTTTTTGGGTTGGCACTTTCCAGCACGCACCCGACTCTCGATATCTCTCTCCCACCATTGCGAACTTCCGTATCTTCCGGAAAACGCAATCTTCCCCTTAGCACCAATGCAGCGGAGCACCCACTCGGCCCAAGGTTGGGCCACAGGTGTGCCAGCGTTTGTTGCCAAGAGAGAGAGAGCTTTGGCCCTCAGCAGGGCCTCTCTATCCTTTTTACTGCCGCGCCTCAGCTCTGACATCGTCCACCCGCCTTTGAGAATCACTTTAAGCGGATCACAGAGGGCGTTGTTTTGCCCTCTCACGAAGAAATTCCCACAGAAACCCGCCGACGACGCGTCGGGTTCCCGGGAAATTTTTAGGCTGAAGCCGAGACGTCTGAAATCAACGCCATTGGGTACGGGCCCCTTGCACACAAAGAGCCCATCGTCACCCTCAACGACGCCAACAACATCATCTCGTCGGCCGCCATGGTGGTAAAACCACCATGACATAAGTATTAGATTCGTGAAACCATTCCCCAACGAAGTACACATGTCACCCGACATCCGAGTGCCATTCACCGAATAGACCACCCCGCCTGAGCCACGCGAGCCCATTCTGCAATGTTGCCTCCCAACTAATGCAAGACGAATGTGTTCTATGAGTTCCCTACCATTTGGCAGGTTCTTAGCCATATACCTATAAAGTTGCATCTCCACTGCACACAATATCTCTGGCGAGAACGATGCCTCGAACGACGTGTAGTCAGTCGCGATCACTTCAGTCCCTTGAGGGAAGAGGCTCGCAATATATGCCGGCCTGTCAGCAACCGCAACTTTCTTCACGAAATGTTTATTTTTATATAGTTGTTCTTCAACTTGCTTGAAGAACCCTCCAGTCAACCCTTTAAAGGCATCGGACCGGGAATTAATCGATCGAGGATATTTGAACTCTGGGTATGTCTCTCGCTTGATAAATGAGCTGCACTTGTAATGACGCCGTGTGATTGCGCGCCCTTGACAGCACAAGCCCCAAGCTGTACGAATCTGCTGCTTACGTGACTCAGGATAACGCTCCTCCTCAATCCAGTGTTCGAACCCAACCTTACAGTCTACCGAGAGTGGAATTAAGTGATGCCTCAGCCAAGCCCTAGTAAAACTTCGGATGCTCCGTATTAAACCAGGTTCAGGAATAGGCAACTCAATCCCAACGCGCTTTATCACAGCGCACTGTTGGTTGTACAAGTCGATCGGATTTGGTGACGGGAGAAGCGCCCCCTCCACGTGCACACCAAGGCTCACAGCTAGGAAATCTCTCTTCTCCTTGCCAGGAAACGCACTGAACCTAAAATCAGCGCGAACTTCATTCGGCACTGGGCAAAGCCTGTCTAGCTTGTCCAATACCTTATATCCTTTGTAAACCCTGATGTGACGCGTTTTGGGGGTTGTCAGTTTTTTGACATGTTCACGACTGCTGACAACCTCTGAAACTTCGCCTGACAGAGGTCCCTCACCAGCAATCGCGTATAGGTCTTTTCCGCGATGTCCAACGTGTAGCTGTTATTAACAACTCCACTCAACCGTTCCCATTGCAGCAGAAAGGTTGACTCGTCCCACCCCTTCAGGCAGTACGCGTCGAACATCAACCCGCATATCTCCATGGCCGTGGCACTCGGAATTACCATCATCACCGGCTTGTACTTAAACAAACCATAGAAGCAGGTTTCCTGACGCACCCACGTACAGTACTGCGGGTCCCTGCGCCTAAGAGACTGAGACATGACGACCGTAGCTCGATTGTCGCGACATCGGCAACAACGGCAATTGGGATCGTTTTGAACATGCAAGTCAGGCTCTGGGCCGAGCAGGTACCATTGGACCAGACGCTGGGATTTAGTGAAACGGGACTTCTTTGTTGCACCCGTCAATGCTTTCGTGTCGATAACACGCTTAACCCCAGCTTTGTCATAAACTGTTATAGTGTTTGAGATGACGCAGTCCTCCGGCTGCTCAACTCCTTTAGGGGCAAAAACACCAAGCCCGTTCCGCAAAAATGACACCACTGCACCATCGTAGTGTGCCCTGAAAGTTGTCTTCGTCCCAATGGGTAAAACTTCAGGGTCTTCTGTTCGTGTCGACGCCGCTTGTAGTGAGTTTACAAATTGCACCAAGACATTAAGCTTTTGTGCCACGTCCGAGTTATTGTTGGCTAAAACCGAATTATTGTTGATTGCAGCCATAAGAAGGATCGAAAGTGGGTTGGCTCATGCCTTGAGGAGAGGCAGACTCCCGCTGGCGTGGACTGGAGCCACGCGACAGCCTCGCGCATAAGGTCTTCAACCATATCGGATGCGCCCGGGGCAATTCTGCCCAAAACATCACTTTACAACATCATCTCACTCAATGACAGGTTCCACGAGGAATTCGTTGGAAGCGTGCCCGCTGCACCAAAAGTCAGAACGACATCCTGTCCAGATGCAACAGTCTGAAACGTGGCCTCGAGAGTCCACGCCGTAGCGTTCACGCCGGCTTGCGGAGAAGCCGAGGTTGACACTGCATTGAATATACCGTTGTAAGCCACAGCATTGCTAGTGAGCGTAAACACAGGGAATACGATCACCGCAGCGGTACCAAACCACGTCACAAGTAGTCTGTACCGCGTTCCTCCTACCACGTTGACAGCCGGGATAGTGATCACCCGGTTCGTGGCATCTAGAGTCACACCCAAATTATTGTTTACTTCCGAGATGGCGCCAGCGAACGGCGTCGCACCAGCAGCGAGGTTGGACATAGAATAACTTCTATAGTACCACGCCCCGTATGTGGCATTGGTCACCAACTTGGGTTTCTTTAGTGTGACATCATACACAATGTGTAGCTCGCCTACGACAGCGGCGGCCTGGGAGCCGACCGTTGCAATGAAAAAGTTACCATGATCATATTTCGCAAGATCATCAGTCACATTCCCACTGCGCACCAACTTGCTACGCATGAGCACCATATCAGCCTTGCACTCTATGGGAAACAGATTTGACTCTGAAGGTTTCCCATCGGCAGCAGACGAGAGACCTAAGATCTCGACCTTGTTTGCCGGTGCTGTTAAGTATGGGTTATACTGCGTAGCGCCAATGACCATGCCTAGGGCTGTGTTCGTGGAGTTCAAAGCATTAGCGGACGTTGACTTAAAATAGAACAACGCACCGTTAAGTTCGTACTCCTGGAAAGATGACGCAACAGTGGAGAGCCACGGGAAGGTGCGGCTCAACCCCGGATTTAGCGGATAGGATTGAATGGCATAAGCGATGCTCGAATTGACATCGGAAATGTATTCGTGGTGAGCTATCCGCACACCTCGGTCCAAAGTTGCATTCATAGTAGGAACGCGTGATGCGAGAATCTTCTCGGCTTCGCCCGTTGTGTAGGCGCCAAAGCCGAAATATTTCCCGATACCACGGGCGACCGTTCCAGCCCCTGGCAACACCATATTGCCTATGGATTCAATACCTGACATCAAGTTCCGGCCAGGATTGGGTTGTGGGCGCGGTTGGTTCCGCTGGGGCGCGCGCTGCTTTGGTCTGGCAGCACGCGACTTCTTTGTTTTTCGTTTATTAGGCATCTTGTATTTTCAATAAAAACACACAAAATAATCTCGTAGGGTAAAGCACGCCGTAATC